TTCTTAACCTCCGCCTTCAACTTACCTTCCCGAATCATTCTTGTCTTTTTCTCCTTGTCCGGTTCTTCAGGCTCTTTCTCTTCGGGAACTACAGCCTCTTCCTCCATATCAAGAATTTCTTTGTCAACGCCTTCGGGATTAACTTCAGTTGTGAGTTTATCGAGCAGGGCGTCAAAATGATCCCTCAAACGACGACGGCAAACTCCGTCAATCGCGATAGTTGCCGCTCCGCAAGGAAGGCGGTGTCTTTGAATTTCTTTAGTGACGTTCATGCGCCTTTCCTTTGGGGTAGCCAGCCATCATTATAACCGCTGTAGTGAACTCCTTGTTTTCTCTCCTTTCTTGGTTTGGGATCTTTGCTGTTTTCTTCCCTCATTGCCGTTATCATAGTGTCTCGCATCGCTCGTAAATGCTCTCGAGGCACAGTGCAATGTGCGCTGTCTCGGTATGACCGATACTTGTGAGAAACGTCTGAAGGGTCGTCACACTGGAGCATCATGTTCCAGACGCCGAGTGCTTGGGGGTCTGAGAGGATTTTCTTGGGAAGTTTTGACTCAATGTCTGCCCGCTCAGGGCGACGAAAACGCGTGTCTTTTCTCATGTCCCTACAGGAAATCGTTGGCTCTGGCCCATGCTTGCGCTGAGGGCAGGAAAAGGTTGTTGAATTGTTCGCTGGTCAAACTTTTCTCCATTTCGGACACCATTTGTTTGAAGGCTTGCTGCTTGGTTATGTTTCCTTGTGCTTTCCAGTCATCGTTCCACATTCGCTTCATTGTGTTTCCAACTGCCCGTGCCTTGGGAAGACCTTCTGCTTTTGCAATGAGAGCCAGTCCTTTGGCGAAAGGTGCGGGAGGCCCGGAGTTTCCTTTCCGTCCCCCAGAACTTGCAATCCCCAACCACTCTTTTGTGAAAGTGTCAGGGGTTCTTCCCCCGTTTTCTCCACGGAAAATTTCTGCCAGTGTCTTTCCACCTTTGCTGAAAAGTTCCCCGTCTCCAATTTTTTTCGGATCAACCAGAGCCAATCGCGCTTTTCGTGCTTGCTTTGCTCGGCGTTCTTTCGCATAGTTTGACAAATATGTTTGGTATTCCTCTTTGGAAGACGGCAATCGATCAATCCACTTGCCAAGAGGTTGAGCCTGACGTGCTCGCTGAGCACCAGCTCGTGCCAAGATCCAGTTGGACGGGGTGTCCCTGCCACCCTGTGAGAGTGAGCGCATGTGCTCAATGTCGAGATCGGGTGGTGCCCACACTCGGCCACCTCTCCCCTGATAGGCATCTGTGCCACCCTGGCGAAACCACATGTCGAGCACAGCGAGAGCTCTTTCCTTGCCTGGGGTTCTAGAGAAGATCACATTTCCATTTTCATCCTTTCCATTATACCACTGACCACTTTCTGCTCTTCCAGACTTTGCGAGAGATGTTTGAACATTTTTTGGAAGAACATCCAAGATCATTTCCAATTCTGCGCGAGGCAGTCGGAGACCCCGTGACATCGCATCCTTGTGAAGGGCACGCATTGCCTCCCGCTCAAACTCAGCCTCACCCAGCAGGTTTCGACGCTTCTTCAACCCTTGAACTTCTTTCCACAGAATGCCTTGTCTTTCTGCCCTCTTTTCATCTCGTTTCCACTCAACCGTTGGCTTTGCCAAACCCGTGCGTTTTGACGGGGCCTCTTGGCCCTCAACTTTGAGAACACTGGAGAGTTTGCCCAGGGCCGCGTTCAGACGCTTGTCCTGGATACTTCCTGGTTGAACATTATTTTTCTGCCTCAGATAGTCACGCACCTGCCCGAGAGGGGCTTGCACCGGTGCGGGAAACTCAACCAAACAAATCATGCGCGACTGAATACAAGCCGCCGAGCAATTTTTTCCTTTCCTGCACCTTTTCCTTCCGCCACCAACCGCTTGCGCTTTTGCTCGAGCGACTTCCCGTGCTGTGGGTGCTCTCTTGCGTGTGCCCAAGGAGGGACCCATAGCTCCCTTTCCAGGATAATGAGCGGTAGTCATGGGTCCCTTGCTTGCCATTAGTCGTCGTAGCGGTCTAGGATATGCGCAATCACAGAGTTGCGAACAATGTCTTCTTTTTGAAACTCTACAATCCCGACTTCCATCAGGTTGTTGAGGCGATGAATGGCATCGACAAGTCCATTCTCGCGACGGAAAACTTCCAAGTCCGTTTGCTTGGTATCGCCGATGAGGCAGATTTTGGAATCTTTGCCCACGCGGGAGAGACAGGTTTTGATGTGCGAAGGCAGGAAGTTCTGCGCTTCATCCACGATAATGAAAGATTCGTTGAGAGAGCGTCCGCGAATGTCTTCGAGGAGGATCGGCTCAATAATTTTCTTATTGAGAAGGTATTCTGCTGCGCCCTGAGAACGCATAATGCAGGGCAGGTTGTCTAAAACTGGTGCGATCAACGGAGCGATCTTTTCAGACAGATCGCCAGGGAGAGCGCCTCGTCCCCTTTGAAACTCAACACCGACGTCGCTACGAACGTAGAAAACTTTATCGAAATCGCCAGAGGCGATACCATGAAGTCCGTAGTGAAGGGCGATCAGAGTTTTTCCTGTACCGGCACAGCCATGAGCGAGGGTGACTGTGTTTCTTTTGAAGGAGTTCCAGAGTTCTTCTTGGCGCCAGGTGAGAAACTTTGGCGGCTGAACATCCATTCCTTTTGAGTAGGATTGTTCTAGCATCTGGGCAGCTTCAGCGCGACGAGTCTTGCGCTTTTCCTTGGAGGTGAGCATGGATAACAACTTGACAACAGTGGGTACTTGACAGACATACACTTCGTGTCCAATCAGCTCTACATGACGCTCACCCCCTTGAAAATAATCCTGTGACATTGGAGGACTGTCTCAGGGACTCATAGTTTTACCCGGTTGGCCTTTCCGTTCGGGTATCCATTTAGCCTTTGCAGTTTCTTGAGTGTTTGAACATGGTGGGCACCCAACTCCGGATGCTCCGGGTCAATGAATAACAAACTATTGGTGGTTTTAGCGCCTTTTGGCCCTCCCTTTTTACCTCCTTTGGAGGGGAAGATTTTTAGGCCTGTTTCATCGACAAAAGAGTTCGTAGAGGCTGCTCTCTTCTCCCCTGCCTTCATTGCCTGCACACTTTTTCCGTCGGATGTTTTTTCAGCATGTAGCCTGACGGCATTCCTCAGCCCTAGAAGACTTTTACCGTCTTCGGACTTTTGTCGGTGAGCATACTCACCCAACCATCTTCCTTGCTCAACCAAGGCTAGATAAACTGCCTCCTCGTGCGAGCAAATACCCGCAAGACCTTTCCATGCGACTTGATCTTGCCATCTTCCCTTTCTTTGCCACTCGGCAAAATGCCACATAGCGTGTTGCGTGGGAGTAAGCTCGACAAGATTGGAGGGATCGTTCGATCCCCCCTCGTACCTCGGAACAATGTGGTGTTTGTGTTTCAAAGGTTGTACCATTGGTCTTTCTCAAGGACCCACTCAATGTAGGCGCTCTGCGAAATCATCAAAGCCGCCTTTGCCTCCGCACCACTTTGAATACCGCTCGTTTCCGTGCTTGGCCGCCTGGTTTAGGTACTTGTCTGCCGCAAGATCTGTAATCAACACTTTGGTTCCAAACTCTTGCTGCATAAGTTCTGGGTTTCTATCAACGGGAGAATTTGCCATGGATTCTAATGAGTAAACATCAGAAACTTTTTACGCGGTTCCATCGCGTCTAGAGGTCAGTGTCCCAACCAATGTTTCGATTTGCTCCTCGAATGCCTCTCAAAAAGGCGGATCGACTGTCTGCTTCGCCAGAGACGGCATCATAGTCCGGGTCATTATAGGCGTTATCGGCAGGAAACAAACGCAAACGCCCGCGAGACAAGTTTGAGAAAACGTTTCGGTCACCAAATCCTGGACGAGTGAGGTCGCCATAGAAACGTTTGTTTTGCAAAATGCTATCTTGCAATCCTTTGTCTACTTTGTCCAACTTCATCGAATAATAAGTCAGAGCCCAGGTGAAGGCGTCAGTTCGGTCATCGTGCTTGACGAAAGGAAACGTGGTCAGCTCTTTTACAAACGAGTCAATCCACTCGCCCTCCACGAACTTCACCCGAGCAAACTCCATCAAAGGGGCCACCGCTTGAAGACGAATCGTCTTTGACTTCAGCGGCTTCATCTCTTCAATCGGAATCCGAGCTTCTTTCTTCAGCATCTGAATCAGGGACTGCCCAGAGGCAGCTTTTTCAATGCACAGAACACGGGCACCATAGAAAGCATACAAGTGTTTGACCTTTGCAATCAAGTCTGGGAATCCCAGTCTGCCCGTGATCATCTCTCGAACATACACAAGGCCAGGGTGCTGGTGAGAGATGGAAGCGACACAGATTGCTGTCTCGTCAGCCATTTCTTTTTCCGAAAAAGCACAGTCAACTGAGAGCCAAGTCAGGTCAAAGTTTGGACACTCTGAAAGGTTGATGCGATTAATCCAGCTGTCTTTGATGATCTGACCCTCGGCAGCCACCGGGTTGCCCTGATACAGAGCAGAGAAGGCAAAAGAACCCATGGTCTTTTTCTGTGCCATGAGCATATCCACGGTGAACGCAGTGTTGCTTGGCCAGTGCGTTTCTCCCAGCTCTCGCTCCAGTGGGTCCTCGTCGGCCTGCTCCGGAGTCTCAATGATGCCTGCGATATTGACCCAGCGCCAACCCATCGGGTTCTCTTCCTCGTCATAGACCCCGTCCGCTTCCAGCAGCACCCCGTGCAAGTCCCTTTCATGAAATCGTGTAGCAATCACTAGCTGACACCAATTGTTGGTGCGCCGGGTGGATGCCTGTTCCCCCCACCATGACTCCAGCTCTTCCAAAGCAGCTTTCGAGGTGGAGTCCTTGAGCGGGTCGTCAATGATCATGGAGCCCACGCCAGGGCTCGTTAGGTTGGTCGTTCCAGAAGTGAAACCAGTCAGCACACCGCCAACGGAGGTTGGAAG